TGGTACTTATCCTGCTAAAGGACAGACAGCTGGAGCGTCAGGAACTGGAGCAGGTGGAGGTGGATGTGCTGGACCTTCTGCGCCAACTGGACCAGCGGAAGCAGGTATGCAGGGTGGATCAGGTATTGTTCTTATTGCTTACGACGTATAAATAGTCTTTCGGACACATACAGTTAAGTAATTTGAAGGACAAAAAAGCTGCAAAGCGTATAATTAAGGTCGCTAAAAAACATCCTGCATACTATACTAAAGAGGATGTTTTATATGCTAAGATGGTTAAAAGGCGTATTAAACAGGAAAAGCAATCACAACAACATAACGATTGACATTCTAAAAGTTCTCCTATATAATTAACTGAATACAGAATAAGTTTATGGCATATCAGAGTATATGGTATTACAGTGATCTTCCTGAGAAGGTGGTTGATCTTATTGAGGAAGATCTAACAGAGAAGTTTGATCCTCAGATGGCAGACTCTAGATTACATGGAGATGCACTGAATAAAGATAAAAGAAATTCTCAGAATGCCTGGATACCCACTAATCATTGGTTGGGTGGATTTATGTGGCATTATATTCAGAGAGCAAATAGAGAGAATTTCCTTTATGATCTGACATGTATTGATGGTGAGAGTATGCAATATACTCGATATCAGGAAGGTCAATTTTATGGATGGCATAATGATGCTGGATTAGCAACACAATATAAACCAGTGGGTGTGGGTAATAGGAATGAAGGAAGAGCTCAAGATTACATGAATGAGAAACTTGAGTTGGTAAGAAAATTATCATTTGCTTTACAACTTTCTGATCCTGATGATTATGAAGGTGGGAATGTTCAGTTGATGGATGAGGCTGGTAAAAGTTATATTTGTCCCCGTAAACGTGGTACTGTAGTATTATTTGATTCTAGAACATCTCATAGAGTTCTTAAGGTAAGAAAAGGAACCCGTAAGTCTATCGTTGGATGGACTGTTGGACCTCGTTGGAAGTAGGAGGTTATTATGGCAGAAATGAATGAATTTCAGCTTGCTATGCAGGAGAAGTTGAATACTGGAACTGTATGGAGTAGAAATGATGATTTTGAAAAGGATGGATATCTTGTAATAAAGGATTTATGGAATCCTGAAGAACTGTATCATCCTGTTCCTGATCTAAGAGGACAGTTAAATTATTGGGATAAAAATCCAGAACATTATAATCATCAAGAAGTTGAGGGACAAGTAGAAGGTTCACTTGCACGGTATTGGCATCCACAGTATAGAACCATTCATAGTGGTGTTCGTCTTAAATTAGAGGAAGTGATTGGTAGGAAATTATATAATACCTATTATTATGATAGATATTATTTTCCTGGACAAGAACTAGGTAAGCATGCTGATAGAGATGCCTGTGAAATATCTGTTACTGTGCATATTAGTACTAATCTTCCTGATAATTTAAAGGATTGGCCTATTAAGATTAAAACACCTGATACATATGTTGATCAAGCAAAGAGTGCCGTGTTAGTTCCTGGTGAGACTCGTTCTGTGGTTCTTAATCCTGGTGATGGATTAGTATATAAAGGATGTGAGAGACCACATTGGAGAGATCCTATGCCTGGTACTCCTAAAGGTAAGAAGAGTAGGAAATTATTTGGTAAAGAATCTAAAGTGGAGCACTACTATCATCAAATCTTCTTCCATTATGTTGTACAGGATGGACAAAGAGCTCATTGTGCATGGGATATGGCACGATGAAGATTCCATTTTTTTCTAAAAATAAAAAAGAGGAAAAAAAGGTGGATTATAAAGCTGTTTATCCTCCTAATATTGGGTGGTTGGAGAAGGGATTGAGTAAGGAAGAAGTAGATTATTTATGGAAATGTATAGAGGGTAGGGGAAAAAGTAATAAAAAATCTCTTGTTGGTCATATTTCTGCTAGTCATGAACTTGTAGATAAAGACAATTGGTTTTGGTTAAATACCCTGGCACCCTTGTGTCAGAGTTATGAGAAGGAATTTTCAAATTTGGGTGAGATGATTCCAACATCATCTCCTCATCCATATTATTTGGAGAAGATGTGGGTAAACTTTCAAAAGAAACATGAGTTTAATCCTAATCAAACTCACACTGGAGTTTATAGCTTTGTAGTTTGGATGAAGATTCCTACAACATTTTCTGAACAAAGAAAGAATCCAATTTCTTCAGAATCAAATTCTAACGTAATATCTAACTTTGTATTTAATTATCAAAGTATATTAGGAGAAGCAGATTGTTATTACATATATCCTATGTCTCCAGAAATGGAAGGATGTCTGGTATTTTTTCCATCTAAGTTACAACATCAAGTTTATCCATTTTTTGATTGTGATGAGACAAGGATTAGCATTAGTGGAAATGTGTTGATGGATACTTCAAGAAAATTGTGAAAGCACCTTTATTTGAGTTTCCTTCATATCAGTATGAAGTGGATGATTGGGCATTTAAGAAAAAAGGATTACTCAATCGTATTAATAAAAGTGAATTTGTAAAAAGTGAATTACAAACATTTGAATCTGATAGAATGACTGCTGGAAAGAGTTATGTTAATTATCTGTCAGATTTTTTAAGACCTACTCTTTTTGAATTTTGTCAAGAAGCACAGGTTACATGTTCTATGAGTGATGCATGGGCAGTAAGGTATAAAAAAGGTGACCAGCAGACTATTCATAATCATAGAAGTTGGGGATTTTCTGGAATTTTATATGTAGAGTATGATCCAAAGGTCCATACTCCAACTTGTTTTATGGCTCCGTGGCAAGATCCAAGACATGATACAACATCTCTTGCTTCTCCTCAGAATGTAAAAGAAGGAACAGTGTTTATTGCTCCTTCTTTTGTCCATCATTTTGTTAATCCTAATCAGGTAGGGAAACCTCGGATTGTTGTAGTGTTTGATTTACTTCCTAAGGTTCCTGATCATCAATCGATAAATATAAATAACTAGAAATTAGTATTAGTTAACTATGGCCCATTTTGCACAATTAAACAGTGATAATGTTGTTGTAAATGTCATTGTTATTAGTAACGATGATATCAAAGACAATACTGGAATTGAGGTGGAGAGTATAGGTGTGGCCCTGTGCCAGAGATTATTTGGTGGGTCAACGTCTTGGAAACAGTGCTCATACAATAATAAGATGAGAGGTAACTATGCTGGTGCTGGTTATACTTATATGAGTGGGGTTAGAACTTTGGGTGTTGCATCTACCGATGTATTTTTACCCCAACAACCTTATGCATCATGGACAGTGGGGATTAATACTGCCCAATGGTATCCACCTGATAATCCTGGAAATCATCCAGCATTATCAGATTCTGAATTAAGTGCTGGTAAGTATTATGTTTGGAATGAAAGTAATTATGCTTCAAACCCTTCAACAGCATGGGTTCTGACCAGTCCATAAATAACTAGAAAGAATCTGCTATAATGGCAATTAGTAACGCAACGAGATTATCTGATTTTGGTGCTGGTATAGGTACTCAAGGTGCTGTACTGCAAATTGATAATACTAATGATCGAATAGGTATTGGAACCACTAACCCAAGTAATTTACTTCAAGTTGGTGATAATTTTACTGTAGATGATCTCGGGGGTATTAATGCAAGTGGTGTGGTAACAGCCACTACATTTGCTGGAAATTTAACAGGTACTCCCACTCTGGGTACTGGTGTTACTGTAACTGCATCAGGAGTGGACGTTACTGGTGTTATAACTGCTACTACATTTGCTGGAAATTTAACAGGTACTCCTACTTTGGGTACTGGTGTTACTGTAACTGGATCAGGTGGTATTAATGCAAGTGGAGTGGTAACAGCCACTACATTCTCTGGCAATTTGACCGGTACTCCTACTCTGGGTACTGGTGTTACTGTAACTGCATCAGGTGGTATTAATGCAAGTGGTGTAGTTACTGCCACTACTTTTGTCGGTGCTTTAACTGGTAATGTAACTGGTAATACATCTGGTTCATCTGGTTCTTGTACTGGTGATGCTGCTGGATTAACTGGTACTCCCGATGTAACTGTTGATGGTATTACTGCTAATGATATTAATGTTAGTGGATCTTGTACGATTACAGGTAACCTGACAGTTGATGGAACTCAGACGATTGTTAATACTTCTACTTTAGATGTTGCTGATAAGACAGTAGGTATTGCATCTACTACCAATGCTACTGATTCAACAGCAGATGGTGCAGGTATTGAGATCTATGCAAGCCATAGTGTTGCAGATAATAATAAGACTTTAACATGGGAAAGAGATACTGGATGTTTTACTGTTAGTGATCCTTTTAAGTTTAAGGGAGTTGTAGAAACTGTTGCAGCAGCATCAACGCATGAAACAGGAGATGCGGGTAATTTCGTCTTAGAGATGGATTTGGCAGCAGCAACAATATATACTTACAGTATACCTGGATCCGGTAATATAGGAGTGGTGTCATTTAAAAATATGCCCGCTGATACTGGGGTTAAGAATGCACAGACTGTAACTCTTATTACGACTCAAAGTTCATCAACTCCAAGTGGATTTGGTAACACTACAGCAGCTACAGGTATTGGAACTTATTGTAGGATAGGCGCCTATGAGAATGGTGCAGTTGTTACAACAGGTGTTAATACAGCAGGTAAAGTTTCTTCAGCATCTACAGTTACTCTTTCCTCAACAACAGGAGATGTAGATATTACTTCTTTCCTTGTGGATTATAATGGGGGAACGAATACCACAAATACAAGTTATAAGGTATATGTTACACAGAGTGGTGGATTCCGTTTTGGTAATGTTGGTATTTGATAGGAGGTAATTAAGTGGCACCTATATTTACAGGTAGATTTTTTGGATTTGGTCCTGCTCCTTCAGATGGCCCACCACCTCTCACTGTAACAGGTGGGACAGAATTAACACCTGGAAACGGGTACAAATATCATGTGTTCACAGAACCAAACAATCCGAACACTCTTAGTATCTCAAATGCCCCATCAGAGACGGGTTGGGCATACGTTTTGATGGTAGCCGGTGGCGGTGGTGGCGGTGGTGGAGAGAATACATGGTGTGGAGGTGGTGCTGGCGGTGGACTCCTAACAGGTCAACTTACTTTAACTGACGGATCATACCCAATCTCAGTTGGAGGTGGAGGAGCAGCTGCTCAATCCCCACCAGCACCATCATCTACTGATGGTACAAATGGTGGTGACACTGAAGGGTTTGGTGCAACAGCAAATGGTGGAGGTGGAGGGGAAGGCATTCCTCCAGGCTCACCAGGAGGAACGACTGGAAATGGAGGAGATACATCACAAAGCAATGCTCCTATACCATATGGAACCCTAACTGGATATGGAAATAATGGAGCAAACGGTGGAGATGGTAAAGGAGGAGGTGGTGGTGGTGCCGGAGGTGCTGGTGGACCGACTGCTGGTGGAGGAGTTGGTCATCCAATCACTTGGATGGCGCCTACCTTAGGAGCTAATGGACCAAACCCAGGAAGATACTTTGCTGGTGGAGGTGGTGCTGCTGCAGGATCTCCTCAAGGTGGTCCTTTTTCTGGTGGAGCTGGGGGTGGTGGAAAAGGTGGAGCAAATCCTCCCAGTGATCCTAATAGGGCTACTCAGGCTGGACAGGATGAAATGGGTGGTGGCGGTGGCGGTGGTAATAACAATGGTGGAGGAGTATCACAACCAGGTGGCGATGGAATTGTAGTAGTTGCATATACTGTTTGAGTCTTGACACTTTAATAACTGTCATATAAAATTTTTATCGTGGATTAAATCTGTTATAGTATATGGGTTCGTGAATAATTCGTGAATTTAACTTCTTCAGAGAAACTAATTTTTATCGCCTCATTCATATGGTTTATGAATTGGGGTGTTCGTGTATTTACTTCTATTTTTAATACTGTCTTCTTTTGATACTATGAAAACTGCACTTAAAACTGAATTTGTTTACGTCAAACCACGGTCAGAACTTGCTAGAGATAGGTTTGATAATTGTATGGATAGATTACATTCGTGTAGAGTAATTAAGCGTGAGTTTGGTAAATTAGTATTAGAGTCTATTTCTAATCGTTATACCTTTGAGATGTTTGAAGGTAGTGATGATAACTGGGAGGTTATCTGATAAATACGATGGAACTTTTACTTGCTAGTGTTCTCAATTGCCATGAATCACAGGAGTTGATTGATGCCATTAATCAGTATGCTACCCTTACTGAATATAAGGAAGAACTAATTCAAACTATTAAAACAAATACTCTACCAGAATGTTATGAAGGATCAGAACGCAATTCATGAAAATGAAAGTAAACAGGAAAAATATAATCGTGGTTTAGATATATTCATTGAATCTGTTCAAAAACCCGATAGTGCATTAAGGGGTTGTGCTCACAACCAAAAGTGTTATAATGAGTTAATGGAAGTACGTGAGGAAGTCTTAAGGTACTTGCATACTTTAAGAAGATCTAATTTAGAAAGGAGGAATCCATGAGTACACAACATCAACAGATCGTAGAAGCATTTGAATCTTATGTTGCAGAGTCTGAGAACTTTGAGGCAAAAGGTGTTAAAGCAGCAGCAACAAGAGCACGTAAAGCATTAGGTGATTTGGGTAAACTTGCCAAGACAAGACGTGCAGAAATCCAAGATAAGAAAAATAGTATGTAATGACTAAAATAGATTGGGCAGAGGAAATTGCTAAATTTCCTCAAGAATATAAGGAGATGATGTCAGGACTTCTTACTAAAAGACAAGTAGAAATTCTGGATGGTGGTGAATTAAAGTCCCATGAGGGGATGGTATTTGGTCAAATGTATTCTGATTGGAAAAAACGTAGGGGATTCGAAAATGAAACAGACTGAAAACTATGAGCAATTATTAGAGAGGTTTTATAATAGAACCACTCAACTTCAAGATAAGCAAGTTCAACTTGAAGATGCTTATCAGGAATATCTGCAATTAGATAGAGACCTAGATAGATTACGAGGATCTATTCAAGCAGTTGAATATCTTGCGTATGGAAAGATGCCTGGTGATGGTAATCATGATGGCATGAGAAATCATCAACCAGTCCCTCAAGTTCCAATAGATCCTAATTATGAAATGACCCACGATTCAGAAGGATGTTAGGAGTAGATTGATGATTAAATTACTGTTAGTTCCTACACTTATGTCTGTGGGAGTAGGAATATCTCTTCATCAACAGATGATGTTTTTAGGTCCATTTTTCTGTCACTAAGATGCAAACTTTAATCATCTTTATGTCCTTTTTGGACTTTATGTTTTTTCCTTTAATAATAGCAACCATTGTTGCTGTCATCATTGAACAAATTATAAGGAGATTAGCAACATCAGAACCATTATCTGCTGATGATGAAAGATATATTAGAATTTCTATGAGTATAAGGAAGTTCTTGTATAGACAAGCATGGATTGTTAATATATTATGGTTTTTGGGATATATTATACTCATGTTTACTATTGGGAGACAACAACCCCAAGCAATGCCTGATATGATTTGGAAAGGTTAATTAAATGACAATATTACATCATAATGATAAAGCATGTTATTTTATTCATATCCCTCGAACAGGAGGAGAATATGTTACTTCTTTGTTTAATGAGTCTGATAGGGGTGAAGATTATAAGTTATTTTTAAATGAGAATGAAAGGTTGGGTGGAATTGTTCTACAACATCTTCATTATCCTCTTTATAATTGGTATTTTAATCTAGAAAAAATACCTCATATAACAATAGTAAGAGAACCGTGGGAAAAATTTAAGTCAGCATTGAATTGTATGTATGGAATGCACAATGATTATTATGACGATAATTTTAAAGATCAAGAAAGTTTTGATGACTTTATGGCATGGGAAAGAGAGGTAAGGAGTTATCATAATAATTGGTTTATGCCTCAATATAAGTTTATTTCACCAACAACTCATTATTGGAAGTATGAATCGGGATTTGGGAATGATTTTATTCAATGGGTATATGATAAGACTGGGATGAAAATAGAATCTCCACATAACATTAACAGTGAATTACCCTCTCATTCTCGTGAGACAAAAGTAAAGTATAACTTTGATGAAGAGAAGGTTGCCAAATTCGTGAAAGAATATTATAATAAAGATTATGTAACATTCGATTATTAGGTGAAGAAGGAAATTCTATCCGGTAAAGTAAAAACAGTTTACGATACCGAAGATGCTGAAAAAGTACTTATTGAGTTTCATGATAAAGTTACTGCATGGAATGGTAAGGCAGTAGAGTATCCACCAGAGAAGGGTAAGATTTGTTGTTTAATTTCTGCACTTTTATTTGAGTTACTTGAAAAAAGGAACATTCGGACTCATTTTCTTGGTTGTCCTTCTCTTAATACAATGACTTGTAGGAAGTTAACTATTGTTCCTGTTGAAGTTATTTGTAGAAATATTGCAGCAGGATCTATTGTTAAGACCACTACTCTTACTGAAGGATCTAATATTCAACCTCCTATTGTAGAGTTCTTTTTAAAAGATGATAGTAAAAATGATCCTTTGCTCACTTATGATCGTGTAAGATTGATGGGTATTGATCCTGAACCTCTTATTAAGAGGACTCAGGAAATAAATTATGAATTTCAATCTTTATTCACCCTTATGGGTATAGACCTTGTTGATTTTAAATTAGAATATGGATACGATGTGCACGGTGATTTATTCCTTGCTGATGAACTATCACCTGACAACATGCGACTCTGGAAAAGAGGTACGAAAGAAAGGTTTGATAAAGACTTGTTTAGAAAGGATGAGGGTGATATAGTAGAAGCATACAAATACATATTACAGCAGTTGAGGCAATTTGCATGATTAAAGACAGAAGAGAAACTTATTCCAAGTGGTATCAAAAATCGGTAACTGAAGTATTAGTTCAGTTTAAAAATGAAGATCCTGCATGGATTCCATTAGATACTTATAAGGCAATGCCAGGGGTTACAATTACTCCAGAAGAGACTGCATATTGGAGGGGTGAACTTGAAGGTGAAGAATTTGAACAGGCATTACATAAATATGGTTATGAGTATACCCACATTCCCCATAGGTATTAATTATGTTATCTAAGCAAACAGTTGAACCATTAGAGGAAGCACAAGGTTTTATTCGTAATGCGATTAAGTCTGCTTCTGTAAATGAAAAACCCATTGTAGTTCATCAACTTTCTAAATTATTGATGGATATTGACCATGTGAAGACGTTTGATGGTATTATGGATATAATGGAGCAACACGTTCCCGAAGGTTAAGAAGTGTTGCTGCACTATAAAGAGAGTATTAAGAATATAGATATTGTACATAACTAATGTTATGATGTACAAACATTTCTCTTTAAACCCATGATAAATCTAGACCAAAAGTACGAATCTTACGTTAGAAGTGGCACTAAGAAACTGCGTATTGATGGTATTCAGGAAAGAGTCAGGGGATATGGATATACTGATGATGGTAAGGATATTGATGGGTATTATTTAATTACTGATAATTATACCCTTTATTATAATAGAGATGAGCAGTTTTTAAGGATGGAGGCACTTGCGGAAGTGTCCACTAAAGTTGCATAAGTATTTTATTTCGTGTATGATACTCTTGTATCTGAAAAGTTAAATGAAAATTGCACTTGCTACTCTTGTTGCCCTTAGTGCGTGTACTCCAGCAATAGCAGGTGAGTCACAAGCAGGATGGTCACATGAACGTACTTGCTTTAAGAGTGAGTATAGAGAAGAATACATCCCAGGAACCGAGAATGATCCTGGTTATGTAAAGTCGTGGAAAGAAACTGTGGAAGTTCCTTGTGAAGATACTCCAACTCATGTTAATCCTGATCCTAATCCTAATATAGGTTCACGTACTTATAGAAGGCACGTAACCGTGTATGAAAATGTAGATACCAATGATTGTTCTGATGGAACTGTGGCAGGTGCATTACTTGGGGGTGGTCTAGCAGGATTTGGTTCTCGTGGAAAAGATCGTTGGTGGGCAATTCCTTCAGGAATTATTGGTGGTGCAATGTTAGGATGTGCAGTGGATGGTGGTTAATAACTGAGACCCCTAAAGTGTCCCTATAGTGTACAGGGGTAATGCCCTGATGGTGAGAACCACCGAGTAAGGCAATGTAGCAAACCAAAGTGTTGTGGATAAGACCTTGCTCATACCCCTATTTCTTTTATACTATGGCAACAAGATCACGAATTGGACTATTGGTTGGTGATGAATCTGTTGTTTCAGTTTATCATCATTATGATGGTTATCCTCAATGGTTAGGTGTATTTCTTCGTAAGAATTACACTACTAAAGAACAAATTGAAGAATTACTTGATGGGGGTGATATTTCGTGCATAGATTCTGATAAAGATTGGGATCGCAATGAAGTTGAATCTCATGTTCAATATTATAATGATCGTGGTGAAGATACTGAACCAAGATTTGATTCAACTGTTACAGACTATCTAGATAATGGTGAAGAATATGCTTACTTATTTGAAAATAATGAGTGGGTATGTTATGATCTACATTATAATGAACCTCAAATTGTTAAAATTCCTGAAAATCATCCAAAGGAGTTAGCAGCATGAACAATTCCAATCATACTGAGGAAGAATTGAAACAAGCAGCAGAGGACTTTTGGGATGAAATTGAAGATAAAGCAGCAAAACTTGAGGTTACTGTTGATTATTACCTAGAGGAGTTTTATTGTTAATGAAATCTGACATGCACGTCTCCTTCAAAGAACACCTCAAACATGGAAATGTTTGGGGTGTTGAAGTATCTCTTCCTGTTGGTGTAACTCCATCAGATCCATCTTATACTATAAATGTATTGGTGGATATTATTGCACCAAATAGAGATTTGGCAAAATATATTGCATCAGTAATGTATCCTGATTATGAATCAATACATATTCCTGAAGAACCCAAATTCCTTGCAGCATTATAATGTCAGATCCTTATGTACCAAAGGTGAATGATTATGTTATATGGGATAGAGGTGAATATGGAAAAGATGAGGGTTGGGTTTATTTCTTGTGTGATGATTATATTACTATAGAAACTAGTGTTAAACCTAGATCAGATGCAGAGTGTGAGGGTAGTTTACACAAGTATATTCATACTTTATTGTTATGCCATCATTATTATTGGCATCAACTAAAGTATGTTAAATCACGTAAAAGTTCTAAACCGAATCATTATTCTGAGTGTGAGGATTAATAATATTATTAACTGAAACCTCTAAATTGTCCCTATATTGTAAGATTTTTAATTATGAAACCATCTGAAGTTCTTAAGCAATTGCGTGAGCATCGGGAAGCATATCGTAAACAAGGGTTCTCATTTACTAGAGAACAGGAACAAGAATATGCTCGATTGCGTAAATTGAGGCATGAAAGGGTTCAATATTTGTATGAGAATGATATGGTTTTTAAAGGTGCAAAGAAGGTAGTAGAGAAAAAAGCAGAAGAAACATAAATAATTAAAAATTAATAGAAAAATGCCTTATCACGTTAAGACTCCAAGTATTATTAATACTGGTGATGTATATTGGAAGGGCAATAATACGTGGACTAATACTTATGCTAACCGTCAACAATTTTCTAATATATCGGACGCAAATGCAGTGAAGGCAACAACTAATACTATAAATGGTATAACTTATCGACCTAAATGGTTTGCAAATTCAACTGTAGTTACTGAATGATGAAAACTTTTCAACAGTTTATTACTGAAGCAGAACTTAAAGATAAAGAGGGTCTTGGTCATGGGACTGGTTTAACTCATCGTGGAGGTGAGAAAATTGGTCGTGAACGTAAAAAAACTGAACCTGAAAAGAGAAGGACTAAGGCAATAGGTGGAGGTAAAACTGCACCTGCTAAAGATTATAAACCACGTAAAGATATTGGCACACAAAAACCAAGATCTACAAGAGAACAACAACCAACTCGTGAAAGAGGTAGTGCTGCACTATCTGCTAAAGAAGCACAAAAGAAAGCATATAGAGAACGTAAGGCAAGAGAAAGGGGTGCTAAAACCAAGACTGCATCTGAGTTGTTGAGTAAGAAAGATAAACCTAAAGTAGATCCTAAGTATAAACCACAAAAAGCATCAGGATATACTAGAACTGAACGTCAAAAGATGCAAAGAATGGGTGATAGAATGATTAAGGATATTAGGAAGGGTAAGGATAAACCAGGCAGTTCATATAAGTAACTGAAACCCCTAAATTGTCCCTATTGTATGACCCCTAGGAGGGTCTACAACCTGTTTGTAATTGATTTTATGTATGGTGTGTTAAAATGATTCAATTACGTCCTCATCAGGTGCGTATTGTTGATAGTATGTCCACCAATCCTAAAGGACAAGTTATTGTTCCTACAGGTGGTGGTAAAACTTTGTGCATGATTAAAGATGCACAACGTGAATTTAATAGTGGTAATAAATGGGGGTTTCTTCTTAAGAAACCTGATAGAAAAACTATTGTAGTTGTATCCCCACGCATATTATTAGCACAACAACATTCTGAGAGTTTTGAAGAGTTTTTAGGATTAAATCCGTTGCTTCAACGTAAGATTTTGCATGTACATAGTGGTGAAACTGAACACTATTCTACTACTAATCCTGATAAGATTCGTGAATGGAATGATAGTAACCACAGATACAATAAGTTAATCTTTGCTACGTATCATTCTCTACATCGTATTCAGAAATCAGGTATAAATGTAGATACAGTATATTTTGATGAAGCACATAATAGTGTACAAAGACATTTTCACCCTGCTACTAAGTTTTTTGCAACTAGAGATCATGGTCGGTGCTATTTCTTTACTGCTACTCCTAAGCATAGCACTGATGATGAGAAACCTGGAATGAATAATATAGAGGTTTATGGTAAAGTATTAGAGAAAGTTCCTGCACCTGAGTTAGTTGATAATGGGTTTATTCTTCCTCCTAAAGTTGTAATTAAGCAACTAGAGATGGTGAAAGGTAAGCAAACAAGTCATGAACTAGATTGTGAAAATTTAGTTGCAACTATTGATGAGGCAGATGTTGATAAGATTCTTGTATGTGCAAGAAGAACATCACAAATTACAGGAATAATATCACAAACTGATTTCTGCGATCAATTAAGATATAGAGGATATGAATGGATGTATATTACATCTAAAACTGGTGCTGTTATTAATGGAAGTAAAGTAGATCGTGAAACATTCTTTGATACATTAACACAATATGGTAAAGAAGAGGGTAAAAGATTTGTTGTTATTCATCATAGTATTTTGAGTGAAGGTATCAACGTGCCGGGATTAGAGGCAGCATTGTTTCTACGAAATATGAACTTTATCACCATTAGTCAAACTATTGGTCGTGTAATTCGTAAAGGTAATGAACAGAAACAATATGGTCTAGTTGTTGTACCTGTATATGATAGAGTTGGTATCAGTACATCAAAGAAAGTTCAAGCAGTTGTTAACAACACCTTTGGATCTTCAAGTGTTAGTAACTGAAACCTCTAAAATGTCCCTATAGTACAATTACATCCAATTATGGAAATTTCACTCAAACTGAAGAGATTTCTGGACCATTTGGAGCAAGATGTCAATTGGGACAAGGTGTTTGGGGTCGTTGATTCATTATATAATGACCCAGGATTTACTTCCAATGCTGATAACTTTGCTAGAGCAACTATGGTTGAGAAAGCATTAGATAAATTCTCTAATTTGGAGAGAGTTGATAAGAATGGATATGATTTCGTGTATGATAGTGATAAGATAGAATTAAAGATGGGCAAGAATCTATTCTATAAGAGGAAAGATACTAAAGCAACTAAAAAGTTTAAGGTTAAATCGTTTCTTAGTGAAACTAAAACTGTTGAAGATTTTAAGAAAGTAAGTACATTTGATTTCTTACTTGTTATAGATTTAACTGCAAGACGTGTTGTAGTTGTTGAAGATGAACATGCAAGAAGTTTATATCAAGAGGGTGCAGATGGTGCCATGATTGCATTAAATGATGGTGATTACCATGAGTGTGAATTGCCTGAGATAAATGTTATCGAACCACCTGTAAATCTCTCTGTATTGTATAACCAAGCAGATCAAAACTATCTGGAGTTCTAATGATGTTTAAGAACGTTAATCGTTATACACGAGCAGGAAAGAATGGCAAGCAAATCCTCTGCCCTGAGTGTAGAGAATGGTCCACAGTATATCACTTCAGTTGGAGTGCATTAACGTGCATACATTGTGAGGAAGATGTAAATAAAGAGGATTTTATTGTGGAGGCAAAGTTATAATGACTGTTTGTTTTTCTGGTGCATATACTGATTCACAATTAGCAAGAAGAGTATATAAATTCTTCGAGACTAAATGTTATTCATGCATCAGTGATTATGTGGTAGAAATATATCATTGCGACTTATCTGAGGATAACGTTAAAGGTTATCAAGAGAAGAATGGTGATGAGTTTTTGTTACATATTGATGCAAATTTGGATGAAGATGAATATATTAAGACCATATTTCATGAATTAGTACATTGTGTCCAAGATATTAGAGGATTAAGTAACAATGAAGATAGGGAAGATCAAGCATATAGATTAGAAGATCAGTTTTTTGATGAGTTTATACTAACTGAGACCCCTAAAGTGTCCCTATAGTGGAGGGGACGGACCCACCGACACCTCACCCCTCTCAACCGTTCACATTACTTTTTTTGACACTTATGGCAAATCGCAGACGTTCATCCGCAACAACTGCAACCAAAACTGTTAAGAAGTCTCCAGTGATTACGGTCACTAAATACACTCAACCTCGTGAGATCAAAAAAGTGACTGAAACACCAAAAGTTGAGACAAAAGTAAGACCAGAAACCACCATTATTTCTTTTGAAGATTACAAAAATGACTTCAAAGTTAGAATGGAAATTCACAACTGGGAAGTAAATGAATTGCTTGAAGACATAAAGAAAGCATACACATTTGCTACTCCTTATGTTAAGCAAGCAACTGATTATACAATCAAAACATTTACTCAAGTTCGGGATCGTTTCCAGTCTGCAAACTGACCACTAGGGGGACTTTTCCCCCTATTTTTATGTTATCGTGATTATTATGCAAAACAAACACATTGAACACCCTGAAGATTCTATCCTAACTGGTGATCTAACTGTGTTAGATTGGTTTGGTTCGGGTGGTAACATTTCAGCAAAGATTGATGGTGCTCCAGCAATAGTTTGGGGACGCAATCCTGCAACAGGAAACTTCTTTGTAGGCACTAAATCTGTCTTCAATAAAGTTAAGATTAAGATCAATGAATCGCATGAGGATATTGATAAGAACCATGAGGGAAATGTAGCAGATATATTACATTTTTGTTTTGATTATCTCCCTGAAACTGATAAGAT